CGATGCGCGCTCATTCCAAGGATTCATGTGCGCAACCGCTTCGGGAGCGAGCGCGCGCGCACCGACATAGCGCGCGGCGATGCGCGTCTGAATGCGCGCGCGCACTTCCGGCGTGAGGATGCCGAGCGCATCCGCGCGCGCCCACGCGCGATCGTATGCGCGCTCATGAAGCGCGCGCATCCACTTGTGCCCAGCGTTCGCGGCGTAGGCGTGGTTCACAATCTGCGTGATGAGTCGTTCGGTGAGCACCGCGCTCGCGTCCTGCGAGGTAGCCTTGCCCCGCTTCATACGCCACCAGGTGATCAGAGCGGACTGCTTGTGCGGCCTGCCAAAGGTGATGACCACGTGCCACGCGACCGCTGCGAGGAGCGGCCACAGCGCGAAGATGGGGCTATCCCCACCCCACCACGCGATCACGCCCATAAGCGACGCCATCGACCACACACCGGCCTCGTACCGGTTGAAGCCTTCGCCTCGCGTCATGTGCCGCAGCGACAGCGCGCCCAGGATCGCAAGCCACGCCTCGAACACGATCACAGCGGAGATCGCCGCGTCAACGGAGGTGAGGCCGATGCGCTGGATTGCGGTGATCGTGGCGTGCGCACTCAGGTTCGTGGCCGCGAGCGCGACGAGCGCGACCGCGCTCATGAGCGTGATGCGCAAGCGCGCGTCTGCGCGCGCGCCTGATGCGCGCGCGTCTGCTTTGCGCTGCGCGCGCGCTTCCATATCGGGGCGTTTGATATCGCCCCAGATGCGCGCGCGCTCACGTGCGCGCTCGCGCGCGCCTTGGGACGTGCGCCAGAGGATGAGCGCGAGCATGAGCGCCCCGAGTGCGCACGCGCTCATGAGCGCTCCTGACGGTGTTGACGTGAAATCGTTCATCATGAGTCCTTCATCTTGGTGGAGTCCCACCATAGCACGAAAGAAAGCGGGCCCTCAAGAGAGGACCCGCTTCGCTTTCATCGTACGGAACTCACGCCTAGCTTTCACTGCCAGCAGGCACCTTATAGACCGGTTCCGAACCCGCTTTTGGTGTTTGGGGATGCGGTACACCTCAACCACATGACGGAACTTACCCCGCCTATACCAACGTCGCGACATCCGGCGTCCCGTGGGCCAAAGGGGATTTGAACCCCAACCTTCTCGCCTAACGGCTGTACAGTACCGCATGCGAGACGTTCTACCTGGTTAAATTACAGGCCCATTTGGTGGGGCCGGGTCACTACTCCCGGCCCCGTACACGCAAGGCTCACCAGCTAGTGACCGGAGACTATCCCCGGTGTACTGACTGCGGCGCGAGCCTCGTGCGTGAGCGGGTTTCGAATCCCGCTGCGCTTCCGCTTCGACTTCCCGGTCTGCAACTGAGTGCCACCTTGGCCTGCCTACTAACGGTCGCTCTCCAAAGATCACGCGCTCGGAACCACCCGAGTTTTTACCAGTCGTCGGGCTCATGATTTCCCTTCGACATGTTCCGTTTGCCTGGTTAGGGCTCTAGTGTTAGCACGGAACAACGCAGTTGCGCGAGTGAGATTCGAACTCACGATCTCTGACTTATGAGGCCAGCGGGAACAGCCGGGCTTCCCTATCGCGCCATGTGCCGGACCGAAGTCCGGCCTCACTATCCTACCGCGCCTAGCTTCGGTCGTCGCGTCCATGCCGCAAGCCTTCCCGAAGCACTCGGCGGATCGTGTCGGGGTGGTTGGGTCCCTCCGGCAGGCGGGGCTCAATAACGGCGTAGACGCCCTTGTGCGTGCTGTACCGGTCGCCGGTGTAGTGCAGGAATCCGTGAATGACAGTCACGTGTCCGATTACCACCGGGTATTTCTTACCGACGCTCTGGGCGGCGTCAATGACCTGGTAGTCAGTCATGCCCATGCGGTTGACGGTGATCTCTTCGGCGTAAGCGGTGATGTTCATGTCGTTCATCCTTTGTCTTTGGCCTTCGTTCTTGCTGATAAGAGAACACTATCAGTGTCCCCCGGGGCTGTCAACCCCGGGGTCAAACTTTCTTGTTCCCGCAGGTCAGACCAGGTACCACAGGTACTTGGTACCTTCGGTGTTCTCCATGCGAACCTTCCCGTCACTCTGGAGACGACGCAGCGAGGTGTACACGTTCGCCTCTTTTTCCTGGAGTTCCGTAGCGAGCTGCGGTTTCGACAGCCCTTCGGGGTTCTCGGCGAGCAACTGGAGGATCGTCGCGTTCCGCTTCGCCACCGCGGCGGACATCGGACGGCCGCGCTTGGGCTCCGGCACAGCGTCCGCAGCGACTTCGGGGTCCGCAACGACACCCGAGAGTGCATCGTACAACGTTTCTGCGTGGTCTTCGATGCCTTCGACAAGCATCGATTCAGGGACTTCAAGAGTCCCCTTCCCGCGAAGCTGTTCGGCGATGTCGGCAGACGCAGACGCGTGGACGAGTGCAGCCGCTTCCGCAGCCGCAGCCTTCATCGCTTCAAGGTCAGGCTTCGGCTCCGCTACCGGGGTAGGCGTCGCGCGAGGTGCGGCCTTGGGCGCGGGTTCCGCTGCTTTCCGCTGCATCTCCGCTCGCTTCTCGAACGCGTTCTTTTTCTGTCGGTTTGTCGCCACGTACATGATGGTACCTCCAAAGAGTGAAAGGGGCTCCCGACTGGGAGCCCCTTGGACGTTCTAGAAACCGGGGTCGATCGCGCTGCCACCGGCCATGGCGGGAGCGCCGCCACCGACAGGCGGGAACTCGGTGACCGCCATGGCACCGTCACGCGGGGGCCTGAACGACCAGGCAACTTCGATCTGCGGGTTACCCTCGCGGTCGGTCTGCGCTTCGCCGTTGCGCTTGGCAACCTGCGTCTTCGCCGTCACGGTCTTGCCGATGATGGCGCGGGCGATCTGGTCCAGGGTGGGCCGCTGGCTGACGAGGACTTCGTCCGAAATCCCGAACGCCTTCATGTTCTGCATGAACATCGACGCGTTGGCCTCGGTCATGTAGATGCGGTGGGCGTACGTCGTCGGGCGCTTGCCCGCGTGCTCACCTTCGGTGATCTTGAGCCGCATTTCGATCTGCGGCGTCTTCTTCTGGCTGGACTCGCCGGACTCGGCGGACTCGACGCGGACCTGATAGGTACCGATCGGCGCACACTCGGTGAAACCTTCGGTCTTGGCCTTCGCGACCAGGACATCCCACGGGACAGTAGTCATGATGTGTGTTCCTTACTCCGACTTGAAGCCGGGGAAGATTTGGCCCATCATCTGCGTGATGTTGGGGTTTTCAACGGTGTTGGATTCGAACCGGTCTTCGAAGTGCGAACCGGTGATGTAGTTCGGGTTCGGCTTCACCATGAGCGAGCGAACCAACGGGCTGTCAGCGGCAATGATGCCGTCAGCGTTAGGGACCTGCTTGACCGTCAGGCAGGCCGTGGTGTTCATCCAATAGGCGATGCCCTTGCGGAGCGCGCCTTCCATGTTAGGAACGTATTTGCCGTCCTGCCGAAGATCGCCTTCGGCAGTGAACACCGCAACCCGGAACGGGTTGCGCACGTCCTTCACCATGTCGCGGAACCGCTGCACCTTCTCAGACATGCGGGTCAGGAGCTGCCCCCAGTCCGAATACTGCTGGTTCCCGGATTGGAACCCCGGAAGCGCCTCCTTGCAGCGTTTCTGGAGTTGCGTCACGGAGTCGACCACGATGGATTGGAACGGGTGATCAGGCTGCAACGTCCACTGGATAACCTGCTCCACGGTCTCCCATCGAAGCACGTCAACCACGCAGATATCCCAGGTCCCGTCCGCCTTCGGCGGCGCTTCCTTCGGGTCCCACCATACGACGCGGTAGGGCTGGTTCGGGTTGTTGGGGTTCTTACGTCCCTCGAACGCGTTCCAGGAGCCTTCGGCGTCGAGCGCGAGTACCGGCCCGGGGCAGCTCGCCCCTAGCGTCGACTTGCCGCGCTTGGTTTCGGCGTACACGAGAAACGTCGCGTTGTGACGTGGGTTTCTGTCTTCGGTCATTGCATCCTTTCCCTTTGTCCTAGGTCTGAATTATATCATGCGGCGTAGCGGGCGAGCGGGTCACGCTCCCGGAACTCCTCCCGTACCATGTCTTCGGCTCGTGACCCGTCATCGAAGAGGGGGCACAGCGTGAAGAACTGGCAGCGCCAAGAGCAGGAGTCATCGGGACTTGGCTCCGCGATGTGCGCCTGCTCTTCGACCGTAGCGCCAGCGAGCAGTGCCTCAAGCTCGAAAATCTTTGTGATCTTCCGCTTCATGTGCAACTCGTACGAAGCGATCTGGTCATCGTTGTGGTTCACCTCGAACCGGTCGTAGAACGGCGGTTTCGCCTGCTTGCCGCGCTTGACCTTCTTCAGGACGTTGTACAGAGCGCCATCACTCCAAGTGCCTGCGGGCTGCGTCATTCGCTCCAGCCACGCGTAGTGCAGCATCTGCGGATTCATGTGCAGCGTCTTGGTGGCAGATGTGAGGCTAGCAGCCGTCTTGTGGTCGAGTAGGAGATGCGCCCCGTCCATGAGGCGACGCACCCGAGCGTCCAGCTTGCCGACGACTTCGAACTTCCCGAACCGTTCCACGATTTCAGGTGCGAAGTCCGAGCCGCGAACCGAAACGATCTCCTCAATCGCGGTGAACTCGATACCGGCATCGACACCGGACTCCGCAACCCAATCGGCGTAACCCTCCAGCATCGCGCGTTCGAGTTCGGAGTCCTTATCGAACGCCTTCGACACCTCGACATCGGGATACACACCGAGTTCGGTGCAGTTATCCAGATACGCCTGCCAGTCGGCATCCTGCGCGGCCTTGAGTACGTCGAGATACGTCTCAGGCTGGGGGCCGTAGAACGCCTCCAGTGCGGTGTGCACGCGGCTCCCGGACCGAAGCGGGCCCGAAGGGTTGAGCGTGACCGGCGACAAGCGTCGGTAGTCGCTCAACCACCACCTGCGAGCACAGGCGAACGTCTTAAACTCGCTTTGACTGAACCTTCGCACGTTCCCTCTCCTCCTTCACTTCGGCCTCGAATCTCGGTGCCCAGCGTTCCACAAACACTTTCAGGTTCGCGATGCGCTTGCGTTTCTTTTCCTTGGCGATGTACTCGGCTGTCGCACGAGGGTCATCGTAGTTCATGCTAGGCATGTTGGCCTTTCATGTTGTTGTTGTGTCCTTCTACGGCTGCGAGTGCGAGGTCAAAACTGCCCAGCACCCCCACGAACCAGTCGAATTCTGACGGTTCGTCGTAGGCCAGTGCCCATACCCCGCTTGCGGGTTCACCCGTACCACTTCGATAGATTCGCCACTTTCGCGTTGCGCGCGGATCATGCCCCACGTTCTATCCTCCCATCAATCCGGTAGCTTCAATCCGGGCCGCTTCCGCGTCCAGATCATCCGTGGTCTTGCCCAGCGCGAGGAGCTTAGCGCGGTCACGCACGATCTCCTCAAGCCGTTCAGCCTTGTCGTACAGCCTTTCGAGCTGCGTCTCCTCGATCGTGCCAGCGGCAACGAGGTCGATGATGGTCACCTTGTCGTGCACTTCGGAGCCGATGCGGTGGATGCGGTCGACACCCTGGTTATTGTCGATGGCGCTCCAGCTTCTCTGAAGTCGAACCATCGTGTCCGCGCGCGTCAAGTTGAGCCCCACTCCGCCCGCTTTGTATGTGAACAGGATGTAGTCGATCTTCCCATCCTGGAACGCCTGCACAGCTGCGTCTCGCTCGTCCGCTGACACACCACCGGTCACCCGAGCGAACGGGATACCGGCATCGGTCATGCGGGCCGCCGCGAGGTCGATCAACTGCCGGTGCTCGGCAGCGATCACCATCGGCTTGCCCGGATCGTCTTCGATGATCGACATGAGTTCATCGATCTTCGATGATTTCGGCGTGTCGGTAAGCGACACAAGCCACGTGGCGGGGTCCTCGGGAGTCTCCCCCTGGTCGACCTCGCAGTAAGCGGAAGCAAATTGCAGCAACCGGGTTGCCCCGGCCAGATTCCCGTTGGCAACGAGCACCGTGCCGTCCTCAAGCACCGTCACGAGCTGTTCGGCGATGTCCTTGTACGCCTTCGCCTGCTTGGGGCTCATCTCGACATCGCGTCGCATGAATACCTTATCGGGCAACTGCTTGAGGACATCCGCTTTGATCATGCGGCGGAAGTGCGGGTCAAGGATCTTGAAGAACTCCTCTTTCGTGTCCGGTTTGAGGCCGACGATCGACATGCCGCCGAAGTGGTTGTACTCGATCCGGGCGTAACGGTCGATGAATGCCGACTTCGCGGGGTAAGTCTCAGGCGCAATCGCGTGCATGATCGACCAGAGGTCTCCCGGGTGGTTCGCAACCGGCGTACCGGTGAGCGCCCAGCGATATTCGACAGTCGGACCGTGGAACACGTTCCAGATGGCGCGCGTCTGCAAGGCGTTCGGGTCCTTCACCCGGTGCGCTTCGTCAAGCACGCACACTCGGAACGGGATGCGGTTGAGTTCCTTTTCATGTACCTCGCAGGCGGACTCTTTCAAGTCCGGCGTTCCCGGCTGTGTCTTCGTCTCGCACTCCATGCAGCGCTTGAGGCGCGTCGAGCCGTATGAGGACAGGCGGGAGTGCAGCTTCATCGCTTCGATGTTCACGATGATGACGGCGTTGTCCGCTTCGGCAGCCTCGTCGATCTGGACGCGTCGCTTCGCGGCGCTGCCCTGGATCACGAACGGGTTCGCCTCAGGCAGCCATCGCTTGATCTCGCGTTCCCAGTTCCGTTTCAGTGAGTTGGGGCAGACGACCAGGGCGGGGTAAGCCTCACCGATCATGTCAACCGCACGCACAGCCGACAATGTCTGAAAACTCTTGCCAACTCCCATTTGATCTCCCAGTAGCACACTGCGTGCTTTGACCAAAAAGTCACGTCCGGGGATCTGGAACGGGTACATGATGTTATCGTGTTCGTTGGTGTAGTCCGAACTACCAGCAAGCGACAACGCCTCACGCAGTGCCAGCACTTCGTTACGACGTTCACGCTCGGAACGCGCCCAAGCGGCAAGCTCGGGTTCGACCACGATCCGGTCCCCGAACAGCTCACGCAGCACGATGCACGCGGCGTAGGACTTCGGGAGCGTCCATCGCTTCGCCTTGCGATCCCACTTCTTACCGGGGATCATCTTGATCTGATAGGAGTCGTTCCACAGCGTTTCGTCGGGTTCCCCGTTCGCCTTGCGGCTGAACAGGGTGATCCGGTCGTCTTCGCCGAGCTCGGCATAGATCTCATTCATCCTTCATCCTTCCGTCGTAGGTTCCATCTTAGCATCCCGCACCAGTTCTGACCAGCGGGGATAGTCCACGTCCTTGAGGAGCGCGAACGCCTGCCGGGCGGCATCCTGCGCATGTCGCATCGGCTTCGGGAACTTCCAGCCAACGGACTTGAGCATGTCATCCGAGGCGAACTTGAGGTTCGCTTTAGCGTACTGGCGAACATCGGTCACACAGTGAATCGCGGCGATGGCCTTCACCATGCCGGTGACCTCAAGTGCTTCGGTCTGCTGTGAGAGCTTCGCGGTCTTCGGCGTGATGATGTAGCGCTCAATCGCCACGTGGATGCGCTCAGGTGGCATGTTCAGGCACCAACCCCGAACCTCATTCCAGAACCAATCTGGGAATGTAGCGGCCTCAACGTGTGACCCCTCGAACCACGGATATAGCTTCTCAGACTCCCTGTGTGGCCTGAATCCAGGAGCGGGGCTGCCCGAATGCCAGGTGAATACGCCGGTCATGAGACCGGGGTCGATACCGATAATCACGTATTCGTTACTCACAGTTCGATCTTCTCCGCCCATCGCTTGGCTGTTGCCCCGCCCGCTGTGAGCGTGATCGACAACAGACTGTCATCGTTCATGACGTCTTTCATGGTGGCGATCGCCTCGGGAACCTCGTTGTCCGGTACGTCGGCGATAGCCTCATCGTGGACGACCAGTGCGAGGTAATCGCCGAGCCCCGCTGCGTCGAGCTCAAGGAGCTTCATCTTCATGATCTCGGCTGCAACGCCTTGAATCTGGTGGTTCACGAGCTGGTAGAACAGGTTCGGGTTGTGTTGCTGGAATCTCCGCCCCGTGAG